TTGCAAGAATATAAAGATCCCCTGAATTTAAATCAGAGTTATAGTTTCGAAGTTTTAGTTAGAAATAATGATACAAATTTTGCGGGTAAGCTAAACCTTTCACCTGAAGGGTGTACTTTAAGAATAATGGGTGAGCGAGAATTTACATCAGATTATTATACTATTGAAACTTTTGAATGTTACACATCAAGAAATCATTTCTTATTGTCAGAAGTTAAATTTAAATCTGGTAGATTTGCAAGTCTTAGGTTAAATAATCCACGCGATCGAGGACGGTTTTTTGAACTAGAGTTTACTGTGGGCTTTGTAATTAAAGCGAATACTAATACATCACTTAAAAAGGAGGCGATATTTAGTGGCTTTAGTATTGAAGCTGATATGATTAGAAAATGGACAGGTATTACAAATAAACAAGAAGATTTATTACTGCAAAATAGTGGTAGTTCGTTTCCATCTAATGCTGATGATGATTTGAAATTATTTGAAATTCCATTGGAAAATATAGGTTTTTTATATCTAGCTTATAGTTTAAATTTGCATACTGATATTGATAGTATGAGTTCTGGCGTAAAACTTACACCACAATTGGGTGCACACTTTTTTGAGTGTAAAAATATTAGTTTGTTGCTAAAAGAAATTAGGAAAATATATGCATTACTTTCTTTCTTTTGGGGAGACGATTTTACAATAAATAATTTAAAAATCACCTTGCCACATGTAAGAGGTGGTGGTGCTTCGGGTTACTACGCAAGTAATTATATAGCTAACAATAAAATGTCTCCAATATTGCCGTTAGGGTTTGATGTAAGGAGTCGCTATAATTCTTACGAAGGTTTGCCATTAGATCTATTTCAGAAATATTATAATTTAGAGGATAGTAAAGTTGAATATTTTATTAAATATCTTCGTTATAAAAGAATGAAATCAAATGAAGAAAAATTTCTTGGATATTTTCGGATACTTGAAAGGCTAGTTCATACTACAGGCACATATGTTGATGAAGAAATTTTAAAAATATTATTGGAGCGATCAAAAAAATATTTAATTAAAAAGTTAAAAAGCCGTAGTAGTGATATCAGAAGTTTGTGTAATAAGATAATTAAAGGTAATCAGGGTAAATACGTAACTCATGATTGTATTTCACGTTTTTTTGATGAGATACCAGAAGAGATAAAAGTTACTATGTCATTTAAACGTAGTGATATCCAAGGAATTTGTAAACTAAGAAATGATATGACACATGCGAATGATTATATTGTAAGTGAAGAGGATTTATATCAATACACTAAGTTTATTCACCAATTACTTATTTTTGCATTGGTAAATAAGTTACTCGGTATTTCTTTGGGTATTTTAATTCCACTTAGTGATAGATTTAAATTTTCCAACATTTAAAATAGTGGGTAAGTTTTTATATTCTTATGAAAATTAAGACAGATTATAAATACTTCAAAAGTCTATAATTTTGTTTATTTTATATGCGCTGATAATGTTACTACATCAAAAAAATGCTGTTACTACATCAAAAAATATTGAGAGAAATAGCTGTTATTTCTCTCTTATTCTCAATGAAAAACCTATGATTATTTTTCTAAAATAACATCTGCTAACTGTTCAGCAATTTCTTGAATAGTACTAATTGATGTATTCAGTGCAACCTTATCTGCAAGATTAGGGCTATAGTTAATAACATCAGTTTTGGATATTTTATGCCAAATTGGTAATATCATTTTATGGCCATTCATTTCTCTTGCTACCAATGCATCTAATTCATAATTGGTCCATTCTTTTTTCATGAAGTCTGCTGAAAGTACTACAGTTCCATATTTAGAGTTTCTAAGACCACTATCAATTTTTCTTCGTAAACTGTCACCAACTTTTAAACTAAATTCATCGTACCAAACCTTTATACCTAGTTCTTGTAATGTTTCGGCAAGTGGTCTTACAAAATCCTCTTTATCTTCCGAAGCATGGGAAATAAATCATATTCTGGTTCAGGCGTCATATCTATATATGGTGATGTGCTAATACCTGTAAGTTGGGTAGAGGCCTTAATACTCTCAATTTCACGTTTTAGTTTTTTCTGATGTTCAATCTCTTCTTTTTGCTGTTTCTTGACCAAGGCATCTATTTTTTTACGCTCAACCGCTTCAGCTTTTGCTAAATTTTGATTTTCTTTAATCAGCTTGTTTTGGATGTCAGTTTTCTTTTTTTGAAGCTCTGAAATTTTTATTTGTATACGAGAATGTTCTTGTTCCTTTCTACTAATCTCAGACAGTTTTGATTTCACTGTGCTAATACTTGTCGTCTTAGTAATGGAGGTTTGAATCTGAATAATCTTGGTGGATATGTCGGTAGATTTTTTATGCTCCAAGCTCATTCTATGAGTTATATCAGCAAGCTCTTTATTAAGTCTTGTAATTGTTGAAGATATGGTTTGAATTGACATCTTAGCCTGATTAAAAAATTATAAATAAAATAAGATTATTAGTTAGCTATATAAATTACAAGATAGTGGGAATGCAATAATAAAAAATAATGTTCTTGCCAAGTTCACTTAAGGAATGTAGCCAATATTGGGATTATTCCAAAAACGGTAATATTCCCATTATTGGTATTTTGAATGCTCCCAATAATGGGATGTAGAATCAACCCAATTTTGGGATGCAGAACCTATCAAAGAACCTATCAAGGAATCTATCAGTCTTTTAAGAATCAAAATTTAACTTTTTGAGGATCCATAAGACTGATTTTTAAGTTGAGATTTTGATATGGATTTATAATTTTTTTAAAGAATTTCTAAAAATGACCAAATCTATAGCCCCATTTTGCAGCCAGTTCCTCCCTGAGCAATTCTAATAAGAAAAATGACCAAAGGTACATGAAAAGATTTAAGGTGCTAATACGAAAAATTAGAGCGTTTTAGGAATGCTTTTAAAAAGTATCATTTGACCTGCCTGGATACGCCGTACTGGTAAAGATGATTGAAGCAAGCATTGATTACCAGGTGGAGTAAAAGACTAAAAATATAGTGTTTTACGGTCTCCCTCGCGCACGCGCGCGTTTTATTGAAAATATACCCATTTTTTATGAGCCTCATCCAAGTCCTAATTAGATAAATTGATAGGGCTGAACTATGAATATATTTGCTGAGTTATGCTGCTTCTCAACACCTAAAAATCTTTTTTTTAATAAGAGATTTTCAAACTATTTAGCTCCAGACTTCAACAGAATGATTATAGATTTGAAAAATCTGGGTTGGACACTTGAAAAGATTGCATATGTATTGCCAATATCAGGGGCTTCCTCAGTCAGAGAATGGATCTGTGGAAGTGTCATGAAATATGACAACGGCGCTGCCTTTGTTGAACTTTGGATGCATTTGACTAATAAAACAGAAAAAGAAATACCTCGAATTAATCGTTACCTTATAGCTTAGGAGGATTACATATGGGATATAAAAAGAAGTTTTTTGAACCGATTACAGGGACCAGTATTAACCGAGCTATTGATCTATGTAACAGTATTCCAGAAAAATTGAAAAAATTTCAGGAAGATATTCGTTATCTAGATTCCAATCAGCTTTTTCAGAAGCAATTTATTCATCAGTTATTAGTTATAGTAAATGACCTTGAAGAATTAAATCAGTTGCTATTAATTATGGTGAAGCCAAAAGATATATATTACTCCTCTTTAAGGACAGCATTAGCTTGGATCAACAATATATCGAATGTTTTAATTATTACGGGGTATTATCTCGATCCTGAGAATAAATATAAGCGTCTATTGAACAAGCATTCGTTTGGTTTTGAAATAAATTTAATTTTAAAGAAAGTGGACTCTGTCAAACAAATTCTAGAACGTATAAGTAAGGGAGATTCCGTTAATAGGAGAATTCATTGAACACTATGAATTTTTGATTTTATATAAATGAGTAAATAGGAGGCTTTAAACCTCCTTTTTTGTTTCAAAATTTACCCATTTTTTGAATATGAATATCGTTCTAAATTAATAATATTGGGTGGATAACGTTGGTGTTGTTCCAAGTTTTAGAAAATAGGAATATGAAAATGAAAGAACAATGCAAACAGGCAGTAGCTAAAGCGCTTGGCAAGCAATCACTATCAGCTCAAGAAGCAATAAAAATTGAATCACGCATCAATGAAGCCATGCGCAACATGGCACGTAAAGATATTAACAACTGGCGCAATCTTTCTGACTCTGAAAAACTCACAGAAGCATCTAAGCAAGTTGCAATTGACATTCGAGAACAATTAAAACGCAAACATAAAATTGCTGCGAATGACATTCTTACACAATCTAAAAATTTGGCTAAACTAGATCATAGGAGTTTATCAGCAAGTGAAGTTGTAGACCGTATGGTTGCAGCCCATGGTGATATGTCAGGCATCCAGTCAATTAGCTCTAAAGCAGATGGTATAGCATCAATCTATGAAGGGTTTTTAACGGATTTTTATACGAACATTAAGGGCGGTTTAGGTATTTTCACTGATAAAGAGTTAGTACAAAAAATTGTTCGCGAGCGCTTTGGTGAAAGTACAGGGGATTCCTTAGCTAAGAAAATTAGCGACAAGATGGGCGATGTCTTTGAAACCATGCGTGACCGTTTTAATCGGAGCGGAGGCGATATTGGGAAGCTTGATAACTGGGGATTGCCACAAACTCACAACCTAGAAAAAATTGCTAAAGCAGGGAAAGAAGCGTGGGTAAACAAGGCTGAATCATTAATTGACACCCGCCAATATGTGCATGAGAACGGTGATTACTACTCACAGCAAGAAATACGCTCATTGCTTGAATATACCTATGACACGTTATCAAGTGATGGGGCAAACAAAATTGAAGTAGGCCGACAGGCAACAGGTAGTGGAACATCCAAAGTAACTAACCAGCATTCAGAAAGTCGTGTCTTGCACTTTAAAGATGCTGAATCATGGCTTGAATATCAATCTGACTTTGGTGGAATGCAGTTTGTTGATTTGGTAAATGCTCATATCAAAGGCCTTTCAAAAGATATTGCGTTGGTCGAAAATTTAGGCAGTAACCCGAAAACAGCTTTTAAAATCTTAAAGGATGCAGCCGATAAGAAAGACCGTGAAGCTAAAAGAATTACGACTAAGGATAATCCGGTACTAAACCGCGCTCAGGTTATGTTTGATGAGTTTAGCGGTGGCAGTACTCCACAGTCACAAGTTTTAGCAAATTTGGGCGTTGCATATCGCTCAATGAATATTTTCTCTATGCTTGGAGGAACTACCATCGCATCGACTACTGATCAGGCAACCATTGCTAAAACAGCTCATGTGCACGGCCTTTCATATCGTAAAGCTTTCGGGGAATTAATCGGACAACTCAACCCAGCCAATAAAGCAGATCGAGAGTTAGCGCATAGTTTAGGTTTAGCTACAGAAGAAATGTTAGGTTCGATTGCTCGATGGTCGGATGATGGATTGACTTCCACGCATGGCATGACTGCAAAACTGGCTCGTATCTCTAGTGGGATAGCGACTCAGGTTATGCGAGTATCTTTTCTAAATGCACTTACAGCAGCATCAAAAGTTGGCTTTACTAAGCTACTTATGGAGAAGTATGGTCGTTTAAGCCGTTCAAAAGCTTGGAATGACCTAGATGTACAAGACCGTGAATTACTTTTAAATACTGGTTTAGATGAGCGTGCTTGGCAAGTTTTCCAATTGGCTGAACCTGTCGTTGACCGCAAAGGCAATCAACTTATGTCAGCGCGTTCTATCTATGAAATTCCTGATGAAAAATTAGCAGCGTTCGGTGATCCTAAACAGGTTAAAGATCAAGTAGCCTCACAGCTACAAGCACATTTACTTGATGAGCAGGGCATGGCCGTGATTGAGGCAGGGCTTCGTGAAAAGACTCTAATAAATGTAGGTGCTAGAGGAACGATTACAGGTGAGATTCTTAGGGGCATTACTCAGTTTAAATCTTTCTCTGTAGCTTTTTTGATGCGTCATGGCAGCAGAACAATGGCGCAAGAAGGCTTAAAAGGCAAAGCGGCATATGCAATCCCTTTGTTTGTGATGACTACTTTACTTGGTGGGTTAGTAGTTCAATTAAAAGAGTTACTTAATGGTAATGATCCACAAACAATTTATGATAGTAATGATCCAAAGAAAGCAGGGAGTTTCTTCATTAGGTCTGCCGTACAGGGTGGCGGGTTATCATTCTTAGGCGATATTTTAGTTGCTGGTACTGATACTTCGGGACGAGATGCACACTCTTTTGTAGCTGGTCCACTAGGAAGTGATTTTGAGTCACTATTAAGCCTGACTGTTGGCAACATAACACAATACAATGAAGGCAAGGACACCAATTTCGGCAATGAAGCTTTCAAATTCATGAAAGGTAAAATGCCAGCACAAAATTTATGGTATACAAAAGCTGCAATTAACCGCATGGTATTTGATGAAATGCAAGACACAATTGCACCAGGTTATCGTGAGAAAGCTTTGCGTAAAGCAGAACAAAAACAAGACCGTGAACGTTTCTGGGGTGATGACATAAATGATATTAGAGCACCTGACTTTGAGAAGATAGTGCAGTAATTTGATTAAAATAAAAGGTGGCTCTGTATATTTTAATTTCAGCTATAGTTGGTATATGAGTCACTTTAGATAGATATTAAAAAAGAGATTTAAATGTTATACATCTTATTAGCCGCAGTCCTTTTAGTTTTAATAGTTATTATATTTATTGTCCATAAGGTTAAAAGCAAACAAGTTTTGATTTTCAACACACCAAAAGATTTAACGGCATTTATTCGTAGAAAATATAGCTCTCAAATCAAGCATAATCAACCTATCCACGGATTTGTTCTTGAGAATGCTTCAATACAAAGAACACTTCAAGAATCCGTTATGGGAGATTTAGGGCGCTCTGCAGTGGATGTACAAGTAAATATTATTACTCAAGATGGATTCCAAGAAGTAAGTGCACCATGTGGGAATATAAAAGCTGAATTTAAAAAGGGTGACTTTGTAATTGTTCTACCAATTCATAATGAACGTCATGGCTTTTGGCATTACGTAACTGTTGCAAAGTTACAGCCTATTTATGATGGTAAGAAAAAAAGCTGGATAATAATAGAAAATTATATCCAAAATTGATTGATATAACTTAGATTCCTTTATGGCTTTAATACAAGGTAACTTTTCAATTATGAAAAAAATATTAATCTGTTCACTATTATCTTTTATTAGTTCAGTAGTTTTAGCGACTCCAATTACTTTGCAGCATGCCAAGACCGGCTATGTAAATTCAGGTATCTGTTCCGCCGTGGTGGATATAACGATTCATGATTTTCTTGGAACCAATGACAAGCTGTATTTGGATCTTGTGGCAAAGGATAAGGCTGGGAAAATAAAAGGAGCCTCTGAAGATATCATTACTTATGATGATGTTCAGAACCTTTCTGGTAAAGCATTTGGTAAAGTATTTATAGAGTCTGAAGATATGTGTGAGGCAGACCGTACCTGGACAATTCATGTCAAGCGTGCAGTATTAGTTGTTGATGGTAAACGTCAGGACTTATTGAAAACGAAGCAAGTAATGATTGATGATTTTCAACCTATGAAAATTGTTGCTAAGTAATACGTATTAGTTTGATCAAAAAATATGAAAATCTACTGTTACACGATAAAAAATGGACAATTTAAGGGTGTTACATGATAATTGTTTGAGGTGTTACACGATAAAAAAAGGTGTGTTACATGTTAAAAGCCCTGTTTACAATGAATAGGGCTAGTGTTGATTTTATTGAGTAATTAAGGTTTCGGTATAGGTAAAATTCGATCTACTTCCAGGGACTGTTCTAAATTTTGTGTAAGTACTTAATTTTCATTTATCCTTCAGAGGATAATTACAAAAGGTACTTCACATGGATGAAGCAACAATCAAAAGTATGGCTGCCGAATTGGCTAAAGGTCTAAAAACACCAGAAGACTTAAACCAAATGACAGCAGTCTTTAAAAAATTCATGATTGAAACTGCACTCAATACTGAACTTTCAGACCATCTCGGTTATGAAAAGCATCAGCCCAAGAAAGGCTCAAATAGCCGTAATGGGTTTAGTTCTAAAACCATTACAACTCAAGATGGACAACTGGCTTTAGATATTCCCCGTGATCGAGAAGGTTCATTTGAGCCACAAATTATCAAAAAGCACCAAACACGCATCACCAGTATGGATGACCAAATCCTCTCACTGTATGCAAAAGGAATGACTAATAGGGAAATTGTAGCCTTCTTCAAAGAAATGTACGATGCCGATGTGTCAGCATCTCTCATCAGCAAAGTTACCGATGCTGTGATTGAGCAAGTGACTGAGTGGCAAAATAGAGCCTTAGATAGCCTTTATCCTGTTGTCTATCTTGACTGTATTGTTGTCAAAGTCCGTCAGCACTCCAATGTGATTAACAAGTCCGTATACCTTGCTTTAGGCATCAATATGGATGGGCAAAAAGAATTACTGGGTATGTGGATTGCTCAGACAGAAGGTGCCAAATTCTGGCTGTCAGTCATGACAGAGCTAAAAAATCGAGGAGTACAGGACATTCTTGTTGCCTGTGTAGATGGATTAAAAGGCTTCCCTGACGCGATAGCCTCTGTTTACCCTCATACTGATATTCAACTGTGTATCGTGCATGTTGTACGCAATAGCCTGAGATTTGTAAGCTGGAAAGACTACAAAGCTGTTACGTCGGGTCTGAAAGCGATTTATCAGGCAAGTACAGAGGAAAATGCTTTAAAATCCCTAGACATCTTCTGTGATCAATGGAATCACCAGTATCCCAAAATTGGAGAATCCTGGCGGGCCAATTGGGAAAATATCCGAACGATCTTTAGCTATCCAGCCGAAATACGTCATGCAATTTATACAACAAATGCGATTGAGTCGTTGAATAGCGTAATACGCCATTCAACGAAGAAAAGGAAAATCTTTTCATCTGATGACTCAGTAAAGAAGGTCATTTACTTAGCAACATCAAATGCTGCGAAGAAATGGACGATGCCAATTCAAAATTGGCGTTTAGCAATGAATTGGTTTACGATTCAGTTCGATGATCGATTAAAAGATCATTTATAAAAAATGGAACTTACACAAAATAATTTACAGGCTCTACTTCCATAGCTAATTCTTCATATATATATTTTGTTCTTATTGCTCGAAGATAAATCATCTTTACTGTCAAGAAAGTTCCGTTTAAACCTTCAGGTACATTTTCTTTAGTGGCTAAACCACCAGAAATTACAATCAAATCACTACTTTTTTGCCTTAACTCAGATTTTTCGGTTTTCATCTTATTAATATTTTGTTGAAGCCATTCCTTAATTTCAGGATCTAATTGTAGAAGGTGAATTCTTCCTTCACAAATTCTAATTCCATTTTTTAGGGTGTCTTCGGTCTCCTGAATAGCTAGGAGTGCTTTAACGCAAGTATCAATACAGTCACTTCTTAACTCCTCAGTTCTAATATTTAAGACTAAATTTCGATGCTCAATTAATTGTTGTACTTGAAGGTTCGAGTTTTCAAATTGTTTTGCTGCAAGACCTGTTTGCTTAGCAGCCTCTTTTACTTGATCAGCAAAGAACTTAGTTTGTTTTTCTGATTCAAATGACTGATCTTTAGCCATCTGAATTTGTTCAAGCACTTTTTGATACCCCTTGTATGCATACCAGAAAGCGATCAATGCAATAATTATTTGTATTTGCCCTGAATTCTGTTCAGCCCAAGTAGATATTTTTACTAAACAATCCCACATACTAATTCTATTTAATGAAAAGGATAACTGAATTCAATATATTACCACTTGCTTCTTTGAATGTACCAATCAATCAGCTCTTAATAAACTTAGTAATAGGCTCTGTAAATCCTATAGACAAAAATAAGAGATTAAAAAACTACACGGTATTGAAACATTGTTTTTTATTTTTGTGATTTCTCATTTTAATGATCAATATCGCCGTCTAACTCATCTAAAAAGTCTTGCTGACCAAGCTTGTATTTATAAGTCTGCCATTCGCCTTCACGTGGGAATCTTTCAATCCCAGTTTCACTCTTCCAAAGTTCAATAAATGCTTCACCATTTTCATAGTTAGGAACCCCACCACGTGCCCATTCACTTACAGTAGATGCACCAGATATTGGTAATACAAAGGCTATTTTCTCATGTGACCATCCTAAGCGGCCTAAATCTAGAATCATGCGGTTGAAATCTGGGCGTTTATAGCCTCGGCGCTTGATGAAGAACTCCTTTACTTTTTTCTGGGTTCTAAGATTTTTAAATCTTTCAGCAGGTGATTTCTTAAATACAGTCGAGTCTATACAACTGTTATCTACAAACATCATATTGTTGCTCCTTGGATTTGATTAAGCGATTCATGGTCTAAGTTTGTAAATTGGCAATATTTCAATTGAGAATGCATATAGGCAGTTCCAACCTCACCATGACGGTTCTTACTAACTATAGCTTCAGCAATTCCACGGAATTGAGATTCCTTGTTATAAACTTCGTCTCGATAAAGAAAAACAATTTGATCTGCATCTTGTTCAATGGCACCAGATTCACGTAGATCTGACATCATTGGACGCTTGTTTGGTCGTTTCTCTAACTCACGGTTGAGCTGAGATAATAGGACTATGACGCAATCAAACTCTTTGGCCATGGCTTTAAGTTCACCAGTGAAGTAGGCAATCTTTAAATCTTCTCGGGCAAACTGTTTTGTAGTCTTCATGATCTGAAGGTAATCCACCAGCACCACGCCAACGGCGCCGTACTGATGTTTTACTTTACGGATAGATTCCCTAATATTCGCTATCGAGGGGCGAGACGTATCATTGATATACATCGGTACTTTTTGAAGCATTACAACAGCATTGGTATACGCCGTAAATTCGTCTTTAGGCAAAAGGTGAGGGGAGTTGCGTACTATCCCAATATCTGCTGGTGCAATGGCGCAACAGAGACGCATAGCAATTTGTTCTTTTGGCATCTCACCAGACATGATGAGGGCAGGCTTTTTCTGAATGACTGCTACATGATTTGCAATGAGTTGAAGCATCGTTGTTTTACCCATTGCTGGACGTGCAGCCACTACCATTAGGCAACCGGGCTCAATATCACCAAGCTTTTTATCAAGGTCATATATCCCAGTCTGAATACCATTAATTAGTGTTTTGCCAGCAATCGCGGCTTCCATTTTTCGGTGCATCTCAACAAACGTATTGTTTGCAGCATCATGAATATGGAAAAGGTTTTCACTACCTTGTTCTGTACTTATTTCCGCAAAGGCTGTCTGTGCATTCAAAACTAAATCACCACGACTTACGGTCAAACTACGGGCACTTTGAATGACCTTATGGGCTTGTGCTTCAACTTTGCGGCAAGTGGTAAGATCTTTCAGTTTCTCAGCATACGACATTAGGTTATAAAAGCTTGAAGGTGCATCACCTAGAAGCTGCATGATGTATTGCTCACCACCAGCAGCTTCTGAGTATCCATGCATTTCTAGCCATTGGTTTACCAATACGGCATCATAAGGCGAATTTTTTGAATCCAGGTCAACTATGGCGCTAAAAATCATTTTGTGGCGTGTAGCATGAAAATCTTCTTCAGTTAGCAAACTTTCAACCTGATTATATGAATTTGCTACAGTCATCAAGGCTGCCAGAACAGCTTGCTCAATTTGTAAGTTGTGGATTGATGTATTCATTGAGCATCTCCTAATAAGCTTTTAGGCTTAGTCGGCAAATTGATAAATGGCCGAGCAGTAATAGCTTGCTGTCCAGTTTCCAAAGAAGGATGAATGTCATATTCAGGATTTTGCTTTTTATAGCGTTCAAACTTATCTACAATCCAAGCCGTGAACTTATGAAGCTTTTTGCTATCAGATAGTCCACTGTTCTCAAAGTAAGAGTTGAATGCACTCAGCTCAAATTCGAAACTAGGTAGGCCAAAGATCAGATCTATATTTTGGCTATGACCTGCCATCTTTATCTTTGTTATCAGCTGATCAACATTAGGAATCCAGTCATGCTCTTGTGAGAGATTCATTGATAGATTCAATGGTTGGTTCTGCATCCCCAAATTGAGTACATTCAAAGTACCGTTTTCGGGAATATTTCCATTTTCGGAATCATTCCATTTTTGGGAATGTTTAATGTTCCCACTTTTTGGGGTATTTGTTCTGGATTCAGTATCATTTTTTGAACCTGAATCATCCCGATTTTGGTTATATTCTTCACGGCCTTTTACGCCGTTTAATTTAAGTATGCGGACTCTTTTTGTTGGTCCCGTACGTTCGCCTGTATCGCTCACTAGCCCAAGTTTTATGAGCTCTAATATAACTTTTTGAACTGTCTTTTTGTCTAGCATAGTATCAGCAGCTAGGCGATCAATACTAGGCCATGCGGTATGTTCTTCACCAGCCCGGTCTGCTAGTGAAAGCAGAACCAGGCGTTGGGCAGAGGTTTTAACAGAAGCTGTCCATGACCACCGAATTGCATCAATGCTCATCAGATCCTCCTTGCCGAATATTATTGATCATGGCATTAATGAGTCGATCTGGCGTTATACGGACAGATTCTACATATGTAGAAGATTGTGAATTTTGTTTCGGCTCTGTAGTTGGCTGAACTGAATCTTTATTAACTGGAACTTGGGATTTATCCATTTTTAGATGTCTCCCATTCAGCTTCATACTTTTCACTTTCAGTAGAAAAAGTTCCAACATTAGTTTCAGCTAAATACTCAGCAATATTAATTAAATGCTCAAGGGGTGCAAAGACAGCACTGTGAATAACATCCTTTACTGTCTCTTTACTCAATTCAACTTCGATTTTAATTTGAGAAATTAAAGTTTCTAGCCAGGATGTATTTTCTTGAGCAAGTGAGTAAGCTCCAAATAGATCGCCAGCGTCGTATTGATCATATGGTGCTTGACGATGTCTATTTATTTCAGCGCTACAAATATCAGCATGAGAGTTGGAAAGTTGAAGAGATATTGCAATTAAATTTTCAATCTCTGTGAAGATTGAATTATCGAAACTACGTTCTTCAGCATATGTTTTAACGAAGGTTGCAGCTTTACCTATTTGATTGATTAAAGTGCGAAGTTGAGTTGCTACTTCATATGCAAGTGCATAAGCATTTAATAAATTAGTAGCGGTATAGAAAGGGACTAATTGCTCTTGTAATTGAATTTGTACTTTAGCGTTCATGATGAATGCGCTCCTTGTGTTTGTTTCGGAGCTTTACCAGTCACGACCAAGTGAGGGTGGCAAAGCTGAAAAGGGTTGGTCGACAGGTACACAAGAGACCCGCACATCCGAAGATGTCCCTCTCCAGCTTCACCATAGGAATGCGGAAGCATAGAGATTTTACGCATAAAAAAAGCCCGAAGCGGACTGTATGCGCTTGTGTAATTATAGCCGACCAAAGCTAATCTAGTGATTTTGCACCAGACAGACTTAATATAAATCAATAAAATTAATTTGAAAAGGGCGAAGTTAAAAATAGGTGAATATTTCATGAAATAACCCCTTCACTTACTAATTTTTGAATTACCCAAGCTTCGCCTTTCGTCGTAAACATTGGTTGTGAGTAACCCAGATCAGTTTGTTTTAATTCGCCAAACCCTTTATCGATAAACCATTGTTGAAATACACGTGCACGCTTTACGCCGTGGCTATAAACTTTTAGAGAGTCCAAAAGTTTATTTAAGGCTATAGCGGATAAACCAATTTTCTGAGCTACTTGAGTCGCATTGAGTAAAGTGTCACGAACTACAATTTTTTCGTAGTACTCAACTTTAGGTTTGTCTTCTTCAATTTTTCGTGCCTGATCTGCTGCTAACTGAAGTGCTTCAGAGAAAGATTGAGGTAAGAGGGGTGTTTGTTTTTGCTTTAATGCAGCTAAAACATTTTTACGAACGGCTTTTGATTCACGCATACCGATCAGCATGCATTGATCAAGAGTGAGTTGAAATACAATTGACTCCGTGTTGTTGAAATTTTGAACTACATTTTTTGTGTAGTTCTCTCCATCAAGTTCATCTTCAATTTTTGCATTGAAACTGTTCAGGCGAAGTAGAGGCTCTCCTACGCCATGACGAACATGATTAATTAGTTCTAGTAATTCTTTACTAGACATGAGGTTGAGTTCTGAATTAGATCGATATGGTATAAACATCACTATGCCTCCATTTCTGAAGCAGCAGTTTTCTTGCTGTTATGCCATTCAACCAATTCTGCATAGTCGAAGAATACGGGCGCTTGTTTTGATGTACCCATTTTCATCGGTCGTGGAAATGTAGGATCTTTGCGTATAGTGTGTCGAAGGGACTCACGTGTTACATCAAGTAGCTGACATGCAGTACTAAATTGAATTCTAAGAGGACCATTATGCATAATATAACCAAATTTGTGTAAATATGGTCACATTATTAGTATGTTCTTTTTTCAATTAAATCACTGTTCTAGAAGAATATAAGCTGTACTAGAACAATACTACGTTTGCTTGCAAACGTAGTATTAACTTAATTCACTAAGCCACCTAGTTAATGTAGTGTATGTAACTTCAAAATTATTATGCTCTTTATTAGCAAAGTCGCTGTAAGAACGATAATTACCTTCCTTAAATTTTTTAAAGACTTGGGCTTTAATTAGTTCATATTTTTTTGCTCGAGCTCTATTCCCTTTTTTATGTACTTGCTCTTGTTCTTCTTTACTTAATAATTCAAACCGAGTAATAAATTCTTGTCTTAAGCCACCAATTAGCAAAGCTAGTTGTGTAAAAAAAGGAGTATCTGTGGTTAATCTTTCTATAAGTATTTTATCAATATCTTCTGGCTCATGCTCTTGCTCTAAAAGATTATGTAAATCTATCGCTATTGCATCAGCAGCTGCATATAGTCTAGCTAAAGAATAGAAGAATTTTTCAGGAAGCTCAATTGGGGCCTTTTTCATTAAAAGATCTAAGCTATCCGCGATAGTGGGAGTGAGTTTAAAAAGTACTGATAGCTCAGGAGGAATGCTATTGTTATTTGAAATATTATTTAATTGTTCTTGAAAAAAAAGATTCATCAAATGGTGATGTACTTCGTTATTTTCTGATTCCCAAAATTTTAAAATGCCATCTAAAGCATTTTGACAGATTTCTCTTTGCACAAGATAAATATCAAGAAATCTATTTCCTGAATCTATTGCGGGGTATTCATCTAATAATGATTTTGTTCTATCTATCATTTCCATAATTTAATAAGCTCTCATTCTAATAAAAAATTCTCAGTTAGCATGGTGTTGGAAGCAAGCATTGTCTAGCAAACTTGCACTAACTGACTATTTTGCTAACTTTGCATATTTGAACTGGATAATTTCTTCACCTAATAGTTGTTCGGTAAAGTCATAAGGAGATATATATTCATATTTATTAGCATCAAGATAATCACTCCACCAATTGATCATTGCTTTTCTTTCTTCTAGAAACTCTGCTTTATGAGTATATGCAAGTCGTACATTATTACGTTCTTGATGACTCATTTGTTTTTCAACAGCATCTTTCTGGAATAGTTTACTTTGGATTAGGGCTGCACAGGCCATACCTCTAAAGCCGTGCCCACAAACTTCTGTATTTGTATCATATCCGAGACGGCGTAGAGTTTTATTGATAGTTGATTCACTCATAAAGCCATGCGGATCACCGTTTTTAGGAAAAACATTTTGAGTGTGTCCGCTGTATTTGTAGACCTCTTTTATTATAGCTAGTGCTTGGTTTGATAGAGGAATTAAATGAGGTGTTTTCATTTTCGCACCGCGATAAGAGTATTTATAACCTTCTACAAAATCTCTAGTTGGGGGAATGGTCCAAATAGCTTTTTCAAAATCAAACTCTTTCCACCTTGCAAATCTGATTTCACTTGAACGAGCAAAAGTATGTAAGGCAAATTCAACACATAGCCGAGTAAGTGGATGACCAGTGTCGGAAGCTAATTTAGCTTGTAACTCGGGCAATCTTTCTAATGGTAATTGAGGATGATGTTTGGTTTTCTTTGAAAGGATGAAAATATCTTGAAGACCATAGGCTGGATTACTTTCAATAAATCCTTTCGACATTGCAAATGCAAAAATACTTGTTAGCCGTTGTCGGGTTTTTTTTACAACTTCGGTATAACCTAAGTCTTCAATACTTTTGATTACTTGAATTAGTTCTTTTGGCTTGATTGCATCAATAGGCTTTTTCCCAAGTTTTGGGAAAACATACTCTTCCATATTCTTAAGAGCCCTTTCTGCTGTTTCAGTTCCCCAACGTCCAGTACTTTTATATGCTGTATGCCATTCTCGAGCTATAGATTCAAAATTATATTTATTGTCTAGTTTAGCCTTTTGTATTTCGTTGTATTCAATTGGATCTATTCCATTAGCTAATAGTGTCTCCAATTCACGGCGCTTATCTCTGGCAGCTTTTAAACTTAAAGCAGGGAAGTTACCCAAAGTCATTAAGCCATCTTTACCATTAGCTCTTTTATATTTAAATCGCCATACTTTTGAGCCACTTTTACGAATGAATAGAATCAACCCATGACCATCGTATAAGGAATAATCCTTTTCCTGCGGCTTTGCACCAGTGCATTTGGAGTCGGATAGCGGAATAGTTTTCTTAGCCATGGCAGAATAAGGATACAT